GAGTCCGACAAGACGGAGAGGTGGCTCATGCCACCTCTCTACACCGTTACGGTGTGAACCAACCGACGGGTACGCTCGTCCCGACCTGGACTTTGTGGACCGTCCCGTTGAAGGCGGACCCAGTCCCCACCCCCGTCGGCATAAAACCCACGTAAATGTGGGTCGGTGCGAAAGACGTCCAAGCCGCTGTCGGGCCGACCGCCCATGTGCTCACGGACTCTCCGGCATCGTTCTTGAGAAAGCCGGTGAACAAGGAGCCGTTGATGGCCTTGCTTGAGTCCCATGTGTAACGGTACCGCAAGCGGGCTCCGGTACCTTCCGCAGCGAGTTGACCCGTGGCTTGGGCAACGGTCGTCCCGCTCACATCTTGGTGGAGAAGACTGATCTTGTTGGACGAGTCCAAGAAGACCTGGGCGTACCGTCCGGTCGTCTTGTTCACGAGGGCAACGAGCGCCCTTGCCGAACCCACGGCTCCCGTCGTGAAGGTGATGTCGATGGCCCCTTGGCGACCCGTCACCTTGTCGACGGCGAACTCCCCCACCCCCAACGCCGAGAAGGCCACACCAGGGAGAGCTTGGGTCACCACTGGTGCCTTTTGGGCGGAACCGACCATCGGGAGGCCGGCGTTCATGGCGACGTCCCCGATCAAGCCGGTCGGGTAGAGAATGAAGGGTTCGGTCATTGTATCAAGGTCGAAAATACAAGAGCCTTAAAGGCCGGAAGGCCACCCTGGGTACCCAGGATGGCCTTCCAACTCCACCCCTTCACAGGGGCGGCGCCGGTCAGACGCGGGTGACGATGAGGCGGGTGAGGCCCCTCGGGTTGAAGGCGCCGATACCGACGTTCTCGAAGCACGAGAAGCCGATGGTGCGGGCCTTCGGGTCGTCCGCCGAGAGAACGGTCAGCTCCGTACGAACCGGGAAGCGACCGAAGTTCTCGGGCTCGGCGCAGATGTACACGAACCCGGCCGGAACCAGGCGGCTCGTGATGATCTGAGCACCCCAGAGCGTGGCCTGGAGGCCCGTCTTGAGGAGGACAGCCTGCGACTCGATGTCGAGGATGTCACGGCCGAACTTGCGGATGTCCGCGTAGTCCGTCGCGTTCATGTAGATACGGGCAACCCGGAGGTCGTGCCGCTCCACTTCGGCGAAGGCGTCCGCGAGGACCGACGGGCTGATCGGAGCCACGACGTTGATGTCGGGGTTCGTCTGGCCCGGGAGGGTGTCGAAGCCGCTGACAGCGATGCTGTCGAGGACGGCGAAGACACGCTCATCTTCCGCTGCCTGGATCTGCGCCTTGGCGAGATCCTGGCTGCGCTCGATGAGGTCGAAACGACGCTCCTTGATCTGCGTGAGCGGGATCTCCGGGTTCGAGGCGATCTCGAACAGCGGGAAGATCACGCGACGCGGCTTCTGGATGGCGAGGATGTTCTCACCTTCCTCGCCGACGACGTAGGCCGTGACGTCCGGGTCCTTGTCGTAGATCGGGAGAGCACCGTCCGGGAGCTGCTCGACCAAGAAGGTCTTGCGGCCGACCGCCGTGTAGTCACGGCGAAGGCGGAGAGGCTGGATCATCGAGGCGGCGAGCTTCGCACGGCCGGCGGCCGTTTTGATGTACTCGCTGATGATCTGTTGCTTGATCTCGTTGGAAACCATGTTCGTGCCTTTCTTCCTTTCCGCTCAGATCCGGAGATCCAGCACGAGCATGGGGGTGTTGGCGTCGGGGGCCGCCTTGACGATCCCGACGACGGTGGGGGCGGTCGGCGTAGTTGCGTACGCCGAGGCCGCGAAGAGCTGCTCGTACGAGTCGTCCGGGTTGTTCGTGAGAAGCCCGTTCGCCGACGCGTAGAGCCGATCACCGACGGCGTAGGTGAGGTTGTCACCTGCGTTGCCGGGGCCGGTCGCCTGGAGGATCTTGGTCTCGTAGATCGTGACCCCGATGCAGGATCCCGAGCCACAGACGTACGGCCCACGACCAGAGGCCGGGCCGGGCGTGTTCTCGTAGGCGTTGCCCACGGCATCGTTCAGGAAGATGCCGAGAGGGCGCTGCCCTGCGAGGAAGGTGGGGCCAGCCGTGACCGACGGTCCACCGATGAGGTTGTTGCCTGCCTGCGGGCGCGTGAAGGCGACCGAGCCACCGAGAACGCCGACCTTGGTGATGCCGGCGAGGGTGGTGCTGACGAGAGTTGCGCCCGTGTAGACGACAGGGTTGGCCTGGGTGAAAGCATCGGCCGTGAGGGCACCCACAGAGTTGCGGGTGACCACATGGAAGAGATGCACTCGACCGCTGGTCTCCTTGAAGTCACCCGAGCTTTGTCCGCGCATGCTCATTGAATGCGTCTCCTATGGGCGGGAAAGCGTTGGGGGTCTTCACATCTACATTTGCATCTAGGCAATCACTCTTGAGAAGTGATTGAAGGATTATTGAAGACCGAAGCCTTCAACGATCCGGGAGGCCGAAAGCCTCCTTGACGTTCGGGGCGGAGTTCCAGAGCGACGAGAGCTTGGAGGTCTCGTTGCCACCACCCGCCGCCGGGCCGCCGCCGATCTGGCTCACGCCCTGGGTGGGGCGGGTGCCGATGGTGCGGGTCGAAGCCGTACGAACTGCATGGGCCTGCTTCTGCTGACCCTGCTGATCGCCGCCTTCCTGAGCCTGTTGCGCCTGCTGGGCCTCGTCGTTGGCGAAGAGCTGGCGGAGAACGTCGTCCTCCGGACCGAGCTGGACGTCAGCGATGTCCATCGACGGAGCTTCGAGTTCGACCTCCATCTCCGCCTTCGGAGCCGGGACGCCGCCTTCCGAAGCGAGCATCTGGTCGATGAGGGCGTCGTCGCTCATCATCGGCATCTGCTGCTGGGCGGGGACCTGCTGCTGAGCGGGGACCTGCTGCTGGCCCTGCTGCTGCATCTGCTGGACGATCTGCTGAGCCGCCTGAGCCGGGTCTTGACCCGCCTGGATGGCCGCTTGAATCGCCGCCTGCATCGCCTGCTGCTGGGCCATCATCTGCTGCTCGTTGGCCTTCTTGGCGGCCTGGACGGGCATCTGCTGCTGCTGGGCCATCGGGCCGCAGCCCTGCTGCATCTGGGCGAGCTGCTGCTGCATCTGGGCGATCTGCTGCTGGAGCTGAGCGACCTGATCCTGACCGGCCTGCTGTTGCTGCTGGGCCTGCTGTTGCTGCTGAGCCTGGGCCTGGGCCATCTGCTCCTGCATCGCCTGCTGGACCATCTGCTGGGCCGCCTGGGCGTCACCCTGCTGGAGAGCCTGAACGGCCTGCTGGGCGAGCTGCTGTTGGCCGTTGGCCTTCTTGTCGCCCTCGTCGTCCTTCTTGGCCTCGGCTTCTTCCTTCTTCTTCTCCGCGTTCTCCTTGAACTGCGGAGGCATCTCGCCGCCCTGCTTGGCCTGTTGCTCCTCGCCCTGGCCTTCCTTCTTGTCCTCGCCCTCCTTGCCTTCCTGGTTGGCGAGGCGGGAGTACGTCGACATGACCTCCGCGTCGGGGAGGTGCATGAACGTGAGGGACTGGTCCTCGATCTCCTGCTCCGAGGCCGTCTTGGGGAGGAACGAGCGGGCGATGGCGACGCAGAGGGCTGCCTTCTTGGTGAGGAACTCCTCCGAGGCCGTCTTCTCCGGATGGTTGAAGGTGTCACCCCTCATCTCCGGCATCCCGATCTCGTTGCGCTTGACCTGTCCGCCGCTGTACTCGGCCTCCCAGGTCTTGTTGGACGGGTGGATGTCCTCTCCGAAGGACGAGGGATCCCCAGTCACGTACTTGTCAGCCGGCGGCTGAACCTTCACGTGATCCTGGTTCATGAGGTAGGGGTCGGCCGTCTTGACGGTCGCCCGCTTGACGATCTCATCGCGGTTCCAGGTTGAGCGCTCGCGGGGCATCGGAGGGGATCCTTTCGTTGATGAAGGACTCATATAAAGACTTTTTCAGAGTCCGAAGGAGTACAAACGGCCCTTCTCCACGAGAAGCGCCTTTTCAGACTCCAGTAGTTCTCGTCCCACTACCTTCCGACAAGCCGCAAGGTAGCTATTTACATCTGAGTACCGACCCGTCCCGCCAACAGCGATCACGGCTTGGTAAATTCGAGCGCTCCCTGCCATGGCAGAGCGCTTGGTGAGTCGATCGATCAAACGAGACATCACCAGGATCTCTCGCCCCGAGAAGCGGTGGGCACGTCGAACAGCTTCCCAACCCCCGAGGTCGTGGAGAATCATCCCAGCGAGGACAGACCTCGCCGTTGACGGCTGCTTGACGGCCGCCATGACCCCCTTCGCCCGCTCTCGCCACTTGGGGTAACGGAGCGCCGACTTGATGAGGGACTCGTTGGAGCTGTTCTCGTCGATGACTTCGCGGACTCGACCCGCCTCGTTCTTGACGAGTTCTTCGCGAACCCGCTCGACGACCTTGTCCGTCAAGGTCTTGTAGAGGTCGTCCACGACCTTCTTGAAAGGGTCGGGCGGTTCGGCCGGAGCTTGCTCTTCACCGCCACCTTGACCCTCACCCGGGAAGTCTTCTTGCTGGGCGGCCTTGTTGGCGATCTCCAGACGACGGGCCTGAAGGTTGGCTTCCGCCTTCCCTTGCGTTGAAAACGCCGGGGGTGCGTGAAGCGATCCAAGGACGGGACCATCGAAGAGGTAGGCGAGGTGGTCTCCGGGGGTCGCCTGCTGGTTCCTCTTCATCGGAGGGAGGCTGACTCGGGCAGCCTTCTGGAGAGCGTTGGGGTCAAAGACCCGAGCCGGCTCCGAGAAGGCCACTTGAATCTTCTTCCGGGTCACCTCCGCCATCTGGGCGGTGGAGGGGTCGAGGATGTTCCGAAGGACAGCCCCGGTGAAGGCGGGGTTGGCAACCCACGAGCCTTCGATGAACTTGACGGAGCCGGGCTCACTCGAAATGTGACCACACAGCTCGGCAATCTTTCGACGCTTCCCCATCGCGTCGATGAACCAGTTGCCCTTCTGGTACTTGATGTGTCGGCAGAGCTGGAGTTCGTCCTCAGCGACGTTTCCGCATTTGGTGCAGATGGTGAAGCCGACGTGGCACCCCATCGAGAGCGTCCCAAGTTGGCCGCTCGTGATGGCGTCGATCAGAGCCTTGTGCTTCTTGTCCGTCGCTACGAGGATGTCGACGTAGATCGAGTCCCCAATGTCCCGGGCAGCGGCGTCGATGATCTTGCCCTTGCTCAGCTCCGGGATCTGGATGTGCTCGACGTAGTTCTCCGCCCCGATGAACGTCTTGTAGGCCGCGAGGAGGAGCTTCCGCTCCCACGCATCGTGGTTGTTGTTGACGTACTTCGAGGTCCCGACCGTGATGAAGTAGTCGCCGTACTTCCGATCGATCTGGGTACCCTCGACCATCTGCTTGCCAAGAGGGCCGCCCGGGTTCTCCGTGTCGACCGAAGCGATGATGGAGCAGTGGGAGAGAAGGTACTTCGAGGGATCGTACTGCTGGAGGACGATGTTG